AGCAGCATCGCCAATGTAGAGCCAACCAAGAAGCCTGCCATACTTCCCAACGCCACCCTTAAGTTCAGTTCTAATAAGGAGTTCTTCATCACCTTTAATTGTTTCAGTTAGTTTTGCCTTTAACCAATTAGTAGCATCTATTCCCAGTGCCTTCTCTTCAAGGTCTCTTGTTCTTTTCTCTGGTGTATCAACTCCTGCAACTCTAACTCTTTCTTTCTTGTATAGATCAAAGCCGAGATCAATAGTAACGTCAATAGTGTCACCATCAAGTACCTTGTCTATTTTCGTCACTCGGAAATTGTAACAACTCTTCCGTGACGGTGGTGTCATTGCTCCCATTTGGCCAAAATTCATCGTACTTAAATATGTAGTAGATTACGATACCTACTGCAACAAGTAAGATGGCAATCATTATATTGATTGACCAGACTACTTCACTCATAAATTTTCTTCTTGCTCAGTTAATAATGTTAAATCAGAAGTTGGTAATGCGACACAAGTTAAAACATAACCTGCTTCCATCTGATCATCATCTAAAAAGAATTGGTCTTCTTGATTAACTGTGCCCTCTACAATTTTCATACAACAAGAAGAACAAGCACCAGATCTACAAGAAGAAGGATGATCTATACCAGCTTCCTCTGCAGCATCTAAAATGCTTTGATCTTCTGCACATTCAAAAGTTTCTGTTGAACCATCTGGTGTCTGAAGAGTTATAGTAGCCATTTATATGATACAAGGCACTGTTATTTATTACACCGTTTTAGTTGACGTGTATAATTCCTTTCATTCCAGCACCTTCGTGTGGGGCACATTTAAAATTAAAATCTCCAGCATCAGCAAACACAATCTCTTGTGTTTCACCAGGAGAAAACATTAATGACTCTCTTGATAGGTCTGCCCTACCATCAACAATTATGTTGTGTGGTGGTAGAGCATTATTAACAAAGGTGACTGCATCACCAGCAGAGATAGTAACCTCGCTTGGTTCAAATACTAGGTTACCATTGTAACCCATTTGTATCTCAGTAGCATATGCAGATTGTGCTAGTGAGAAAGATAGAAAGAGTGAGGTGAGCATAATGGTTAATCTGCTCATCCACCACATTATTTCGTGTTTCATAAATTAACGTCCCATAGGCACAATGCCCATTAGATAATCTAAACCTGTTTCATTTGTACAAGAATCCACAAAAGAAGGATGCTCCCTTAAAAAAGGAACATCCTCTTGTGCATCTTTAATAGCTTCATACGAGTTACTTGCGTACTCGCATATGTAATGACGATGCTGTTCTGCATCGTGATACCCTACGGTATAGTGTGACAGGGGCATGATCTTTCAATCCCATATGTAATTGTATTTATTGTATCATATGAGTACAATTACGCAACGTGAGGAATTACTTATAATGGTATGATGCCTTATTAGTCTTTCCTAATTTACCACTTCTTACCTTAGTACCCGAAGTCTCACCATCTCCTTTAGGGTGTTTACCTGCAGCAGATTTTCCTATGTTAATTGACTTTCCAGGTTTCTTGGATTGAGTATCGTGTAACCTTGCTGGTTTCTTTTTGTCTTTTGTGATGACTGATTCTTGACCGTGCTTTCTGCCAAGACGACGCATTGTCTTACCAAACCTACGTTTTGACATCTTATCAGGTTTAGAAGTTTGGTAAGAGACTTCTCTACCAGTACCTTCCTTTCCGTCATCACTCTTGTATTTGTATTCACCAACACCTTTCTTATATCCTATACCTTTCTTCTTTAGATCTTTCTCAAGACCCTTTCTCTTTTCACGATTCTTTTTCTCATCACCACCACGATCAGCAGAGATATTACCAGTAACCTTAGTCTTAGACTTGGTTAACATTCTGGTTGTTGGGTTTCCCTCAACAAGTTTTATAAAATCTTTATAGTACATAACCTTTAATTGCTCTTTGGTTGCCAATTTATTAGCAGTGGCATACATAACTTCCTTGTCACGTTTACCATATAGTTTCTTAAAACGATGTCCACTTTGAGACTTCATCCCTCTAACTATACGTTCTGCTTCTGGGTTAACGGTTGGCATTTTAGCCTCCGACTACTTGTACTTCTTCTATTATCACTGCACTTGTTGCCGCAGTAATTTTAACAGCACGTTGGATTCTTGCTTTCTTACCTGATGCCCAAGTGTAAGTAGTGGTAGCAGATGAATCAACATCTGTAGATAACATACCCAAACCATTGTCAGCAGTTATCTTTTTACCAACAGTACCAGCAGATAAGAAAGCAGCATTAATAGCTGGATCTGTACTTTCATCTACCACTGCAATATAATCTCCCACAGAAAATGGGTGATTACTGGACGTATCTTGAACGTGCTCACCAACATAATAATCAGTAGTTGCATCAGCAGTAGCCTTTACAATCTTTGCTGTACCTGGCTTACCACCTTTAATAAGAATGAATTCGTTTTGAACTAGAGTTATTGCAGCACCACCATTAAAAGAAACAGTAGCAGCACCTGCTGTAGAACCAACTCTATAGTATCCTGTTTGTACCGTTTGATATTCGGAAGCACCTGCTGCTACCGTATTGGTACTTAAAACATTAAGAACTGTCATTGTCGTGTCTATGTAGATTCTTCTTTATTTATATTCTTAAGCATCTTTTGAAGATCTGCTGTACTCCCTACAAACATAGCATTAGTAACATTAGTTGGACCTTTCTTATCTTCCTTATCCAACTCCTTCATCTTAGTTTGTAAATCTATTAACTTATCTGTCGTATCTGCTACTGCTTTAATTGTCGTTGCAGCAACTTCATAAGCACGAGGATGATCACTTGCTCGTGCCACATCAAGTATACCATCAACTGCCTCCTGTCCTTTCATAACTAGCATATGTAGTTGAGCACGAGAAGTCTCATAATCCTGTTGTATATCAGGAGTTTGAGACCTCTTAATTTCTGACTTAACAGATTCTACATGCTTCTCCAATTCTGATGGTTCAGAACCAAATACTTTATCTAGTCCATCAAATTTTTTTGTCATAATTAAATTGCCTCATCATTACCACTAATAGGATTACGTTTCTTCTGATCTGTATATTCAGAATATATCTCACCAAATCCAAAGTCATCATCAGACTCTAGTAATGCTGCATCATCCTCATCTATCTTCAGAATAGCTGCACCATTTGCGTGTCCTGCAATACTGGTATTATTCCATCCACGACTAACGTGTAAGGTACTACCAACAACTCTGTTAATATGCATAACTTCAGTACCAATCTGAATGTCATCTCCTTGTGAAAGAGATGCAACACTAGCAACAGATATTATTCCATCGTTAATGTCCATAGCAGCAGAGAGAGTAGTAAGTCCTACTCCATCCTGATCTGTTAATGCTGTAGGAGTAACAGTGTATCTTCTTTCTCTTGGTGCTGTAGTTGTATTGACAGTACTGTAAGTATCTGTAATAGCTTTCTTGATTGTCTTCGCATCTGTAATAGGACCGTATAGATAGGTCTTTGCAGTAAATGTTAAGGTGTATATAATAGCTCTGCGATTTGCGAAATCGCCTTCGTAGTCATCCTCATAATCTATGTTCTGTAATACTACAGGAACATCTTTAGTTTCTCCTATTGTTGTTTGGAGTTTAACTGAGAGATTATAATGAGGTTGAAAGTACGGAAGAATCTGTTCAATGATTTGTAATCCGTCATCTTGGTTCTTTGATATAATTGCCAATTCAAATCCAATATTGTAAGGCACAGGCATGAAAGCATTTTTATTTTCATCTATGTCCTTTTTAAATTTAATCTTCTGAGTTGGTGATACCTTTCTAGAAGGATCATATCCTACACTATTAATTTCAAATGAAAGTCTAGGTAAAGTTATTTGAACCCTTTTGTTGGTAGGGTCTGGGTTTTGATCTAACCTTGCTAAAAATTTCTGCTTTGGACCATATGCCAAAGGCACTTTCATCACTTCATCTGAGCGACGAATTTCAATATTATTAAACAACGTTCCGAAAGCCACAATGGTCTTCCGAAATATTTCATTGTATGCGTAAGTTCCTAACATTAGATTGTTCCATCAGTTGAAGATCCGACTGATCCGAATGGATTCGCCTCGGAGAAGTCGATGATATCATTATCAGAAGTTTCAAATGTATCGTTCTGATCGTAAGTGATATTCTTATTGTCTATCGTATTATATGTAGCAGTTGTCCAAGATGCACTAGATGTACCTCCTGTAAGTGTCTCTGGTATAGAGAATGTACCAGAACGGTTGATAACGATGAGAGTCCTAGAAGCAGAATCCCAAGACTTAACCTCAGCCGTAACATTTGATGTTCCTCCAGTAACAGTTTCCCCAACAGTAAAGTCTCCACTACCACCAGCTACGAGACCAACTGTAATAGCATTTGCAAAGGCAGTCTCGATAGCATCAAGATCTGTAATACCAGTATCAATCTCCTCGTCGCTGTACTCGAAGAGTTCACACTGACATTCCCAAACATACCCTTTACCTAACTGGTAGAAAGGACGTTCGACTTCTACAAACTTAATTTCAAATAAATG